GCCGCGCCGGTTGCGTTCGATGTGGCCGCCGATGTACCGCTCAGGGCGTAAGCCACCGCCAGCGCGCCGGTCGCGTTTGATGCGGCGGCCGATGTGCCGCTTAACCCCACCGCCAGTACCGCCGCGCCGGTTGCGTTCGATGTGGCCGCCGATGTACCGCTCAGGGCGTAAGCCACCGCCAGCGCGCCGGTCGCGTTTGATGCGGCGGCCGATGTGCCGGATAGGGCCTGCCCCCCCGCCAGCGTAACCGCCGATGCCGCCGCCGTGACCGTGACGTAAAATGTCAGGTTCGCCGCGCCCGTGACGTAAGACACAACGTCTAGCGCCGCGCTTGCGCCACTTGTTGCCGCCGATGTACCCGATAGTGACAGGCTCAGCGCCGCCGCCGCTGTTGCGTTACTGGTCGCTGTGGATGAACCGCTTACAGCGTAGTTAACGCTAGCCGCGCCGATTGCCTCAGCGGTTGCCGCCGACGCCCCGGATAGGTTTAGCGCCACGGCCAGCGCGCCACTTGCGCCGCTGGTCGCTGTGGATGAGCCGCTTACGGCGTAGTTGACGCTAGCCGCCGCGGCCGCGGCCGATGCGGCTGTAGCTGCCCCCGACAGGGCCGCGGCAAGGCTCACCCCGCCGGATGCCCCCGATGTAGCCGCCGATTGGCCCGACAATTCGTGTGCCGTACCGCTGCCGGTAACGGTAAGCGCCGCCGATGCGTCTGCCGTGGCCGAGGCCGTGCCACTTACGGCATAATCAACGCCTATCGCGGCAGCCGCCGTGGCCGTGGCCGAGGCCGTGCCGGATAGCGCCTGCGCCGCGTCATGGATGACCAGCATAAACCCGCCGCGATAGGTGGCGGTGCCGCTGATGTAGTTGGTGGCGGTTGACGGCGCGGAAGAGCCGCCGGCCCAGGTGTCGCTTGTATCCGCGAAAAGCTGCCAGAAGTCGGGCGTGGTGTTGCCGCTGTCGCTGCGCTCGCCGTAAGCCGTCAGGCTGCTGATGTCGTATGTGCGGGAGGACGTGGAATAGCAACCGGCGATTAAGACGATTGTCTTTTCGCCCGTGTTGACCGAGCCAAAATCAATCGTCTGCGCCGAGGCGGTCCCGAACGTGCCCTTTGTGGACGTTGCAACCGGCGCGGACCCACTGACGCCCGTGTAGATGACCGCCCGCGCTAGCGTCTTGCCGCTAGTGTAACCCGACCATGTAACCGTGCCGATGTCGCCGGCCTCCAGTACTTTGTAGTACAGGAAGTGGGCATAGGTGCTACTGTGCGTCTGGGCAAGCGTCCACCCGCTCGGCGTAGTCGTCGGCGTCGTTGTGTTACTGCGACTAATCAGGACGATAGCAAAGTCCCCGGCCGAACGCCCGGTGAAGTTCACCGCCGCGCTGGTCGAGCCACTGCTAGACGTGCCGAGGATAGTAGTCGCGTAGGTCGCCATTTAGGCCGCCGTGATACTCAGGTCTCCCGCCGCAATCCTAAAGGTCTTGCCGCTGGTACACGTCACGGGCGTAGTTAGCGTCCCGTAGAAGATCATGTTACCGCCGCTCGACGCGTCGAGAATCGCCAGATGAGTGACCTCGGCCCAGTCAGCCGACGCCGCCGGAAAGTCGATGTTACTGGTATTCGTGCGCGTATCCGTACCGTTGCCGTCCCATGCGGATATTGAGGTGCGGGCGTAGTTATTGCCGGTCAGCTCCGTGCCCCCGCCCGTTTCACCAGGCGCGGTACTGTAGAGCGCGATGTACAGTGTGCCGGTCAGGAGCGCGTCTAGCGCCGCGTCTTCCCCGTAGTTAGTTAGTTGACCGGGACCAAGCACGGCCTCGGCTTGCGTTACGCTTATCCACTTGCGCCGCCGTCCCCACGCGCTCCAATCGGGATTGCGCTCGACGTGTGCCATTTGGCGCGAGACGGCAAACATCTCGGCGGGGGATAGCGTGCGGTTGTAAATGGCGACGGCTTGGATAGAACCAAGATAAAACGCCAAAATCGTCCCGTTCGAGTTGACCGCGCCAATGGCTAGCGCGGTCCCGGATATGGCTAACCCGGATATAGTTCCATCCGTCAATCCGTTTAGATAGGCTGCGCTGCCCGAAAAGCCCATTACGCCGGACGCTACGGAAGCCCCAGCGGTTAATCCGGCCGTGCCGTTGCGATACAAACGCTGTGCCGATAGATTGGTCTGCCGAATGACATGCGCGTTAATCGCGCCGGTGTCAGCTGATCCAACTAGAATGTAGTCAGCCGCACTTGTTGTCCCGCCGCTGAACCGAACGATTATCGTCTCAGCTGTACTGAGTGGGGCGTATCCCGTCGCCAGGTATTGCGTGCTACCGTTGAACGTCCACCCCGCCGCCCCATGCCACGTCGGCGCAACGCCGTCCGTTGCTTTGTAGCGGTTATCCCCGCCGTGGGCTTGGTTGTACCGTGCCTGTACCGGGTCGGGCGCACCTATCGGCTGGTAGGCCGCGACGATGCCGGGCAGGTTGAACCATGCGTGGCTGTTGCTTACATAGGACATGGCTTAGTCCGTGATCACCAGCTTGCGCGGGATGATGATGACCCGGCTCGCGTTATCCGTCGCCGTCGTTTCGTCGCGAATGGCTTGACCTAGCTTGTTGTTAACCACCGGCACGACATACCGCCCACTCGGTCGCCAGATGATCGGCGCTTGCACCTGCACGGTGTTGCCGTCAGCCGTCGCAATCAGCGACACGGCGGGCGCTCCGAGTTGCAGCGCCCACTCATCTTCGTTGCTATCGGTGGGCCATGTACCGTCGCTGCCCGTGACGCCGCCTGGATAGTAGGACGTGCTATGTGTGCAGGGCAGATACAGGTCAACCCGTGTCCCGGCCGTCGGCGCTGTGCCTGTCTCGACGACAAGCATCACGCTGTATTCTTCGTCCCATGACGTGCCCAGGTCGGCAACCGCGCCCATTCGCGCCGTGCCGTCTGCGAGTGCGTCAAGTGACAACGTGTGGGTGACGCCGGACGCACCGGCCTCGCCCCAAATGATCGCCGTCCCCGGCTGTATAACTACGTAATCTGGCAGCGCCATGATTTACTCCTTAAGCGTTCTTTGCGGCTTCAACGTCCTGATAGGTTAGCCGCCCCTCAAACGTCATCGTCGCGGGCGAAGCCGTGCTGCCCGTGCCGGTTGAAAACAGCTTTTCGGCGCGGGTCGCCGTGCGCTTTTGTGCCGTGGCAATTGCCGCTTTGAGCGTATTCTGAGTGCCACACCAATCTTCCAGCGTAGTCCTCGTTGCCGGTATCGACGGGTTGATGTTTCGCTCGAAAGCCCAAGTCAACCAAAGGATTTTGGTTTGCGCCAATCCGTCCGCTTGAAGGCCCGCGCCCGCCGTTTCCAGAATCGCCTTTGTCCATTCGTCGGGCGTGACCGATGTTTTCCACACCGTCCACGTCGGTGACGCGGGCAGGTTGTAAGCCGCCGCGATCTCCGCGTCAAACATATTGGCGAATGCCGGGTCGGCCGCGATGTCGGCTTTCAGCGTCAATAGTTGTTCGTTCGTAAGTGCCATCTTGATTTCTCCCTATATCTATTTTACTACCGAGGTCAATCCCACTTGGCTTTAGGCCGGGCCGCCTTTGCCGCCGCGACCAACTCCGCTAACACGCCTTGGCGCTCGGCAAGCTCTGCCAGCCCGCGGGCGTGCGCCCGTTTGGTATCGCCCGGCACGTTTGCCAGGTCGAGGCCGATGTCCATCGCAAGGCTCGCCAGCTCGTCATCGCTAAAGTGCCGTTCGAGCAGCCCGACGGTCACGGCCAGCGGCCGCAACGTCGCCGCCTGAGTAGGCAATACCGGGTCGGGCCGTGGCTCCCATTCTTCGCCCGCCTTCAGTTTGCGAACGCCGTTTTTCCAGTAGTCCACCTCCTGACGAAGATAGGCGACTTCGTTACGCAGCCGGGGTATTTCCGCCACCTCATTTCGTAGCCGGGTTATTTCGACATGGTCAATAATGTGCTGCTCCGAAAGCGCCCGTACTTCCCGCGACAATTCGGTAACGTTTGTGCGCATCGATGTGTAGCCCTCATCGTCACTACCGCTCCGGCGAAATACGACTAACAGTGACGCCACGCCGGGGACGGCAAGCAGAATGGCGGCAATGAGTAAGACGATCCCGGCGTAAGCGGCTTCAGTGTTCATCGTTTCGGCCATGCCCTCATAATGATGATGGCACTAAGTAGCGCCAGGATGAGTGACAATTCGCGCAGAATGGCGCTCCATAACATGCGACCTTCTCCGGATGTGTACTCGCGGAAGAAGATAACCGTCACGTAATAGGCAAACGTTACAAGCAGATAGCTGATAACCGGCGCGTGATAGAGCCGGTTTGCGGGCCGCGTCCGGTCCCACGCGACGGCCATAAAGCCAAGCGCAAGGCAGGTGGTTATCAGGACAATAGCCTGAGTAGTATCTGTCGCATTCATGTCGTTGTCCCTATGGCCCTATGGCGTAGTTGACGGGGCAAAATAAAGCAGAGTCCCGTTTGGCGTCACGCCGACAAGCTTTCCGTTCGTCCCCAATGAACTATCCCAATAAAAGGCCACTCGCCCCGACCGGGCCGCCTTTGCCGCCGCGACCGGGTCATAGTGAATGACAAGCGCCGCCATGTCTAGCGCGTGCGAGTGGGTTAGGAACGTCTCGCTAGTCGGGTCGGCGTCCATCGAGCTAGGCGAATCGATGGTGGTATCCAGCGGCTCATACGGGCCGGGTATCAGCACGTCCGGCGCGATGACATCAATGTACCCCGTCTTGGTCAGGCTTTCCGTCCCGTTGCCGTTCGTCGCCGTCAGAGTGACGCTATATGATCCGCCCTCAGTGTAAGCGTGTTCGGCCGTGACGCCCGTCCCGGCCGTGCCGTCGCCAAAGTCCCATTCGTAGGTGTCCACCGCATCGCCGTTGGGGTTGGTGGTGCTACCGTCAAAGGTGATTGTCTGGCCCGTGCGGGCAATCAACGGGTCGGCGGTGAAGGCCACAATCGGCCCGGTGATTGTTGGCGTCGTTGCCCCGCCCTCAAAGGCGATGACCATGCCGTAACGCGCCGTGGCACTAACGGTTGACCAGTTGATTGTAATCTTTGCCGTGCCCAGCGTGACTGTACCGGCAAGTAGGTTGGTATCGTCGCTCTTCTTTAGCTTAACGCTTGTCTCGCTGTAGCTTCCTGTATCGGACGTACCCGCGTTATCCTTGCTGTACACCCCGGCGGCATACGTCCCGCCCGAATCGACCAGCGCGTAGGTCATGCCGGATGTTGTGTCATCGCTTGTCTGATAGGTCACGTCATCGGTGTTAGACGATAGTAGGATAATCACAAATGCCGGATCGAAGTCTAGGGCAATATCCTGATTGCCCGTGCTGGTCGCCGTGGTGAATGACTTAACCTGCGTCCCGACGTTTGCCCCAAAATACATGAAAGCGCCGGTGTCGTTGATAGCCGCGTTCGCCACTTTCATTTGGTCGATGGTGCTATTGCGGATAACCTGCGCCGTGGTGGAACCGCCGCGATAGTCGCGTAGCAGCCGGTCGCCGTCTGCCGATATCCACGAGCGCCGGACGGTGGTCCCCACGCCGTCATCTTCCTGAAAGACAAACGCGCCGTATCCGGCCGTATCATTTTTGTCACCCGCGCCGAACGCATGAGCGTAGCCGGTGGCCGCGCTGCCCAGTGACCCGGTGAATTCGCTAAAGGCGATCATAGCCCCGGTCGTGAACGGGTTGCTAGGCGTCACGGCCGAATTGAGGCCGCCTAATGTCAGGTTGCTTACGTTGACCTCGGCGTCCGGCCCATACACCGCGACGGCCGTTATCAGGTAAGCCGATGGAAATGCGTCAAGGCAGTTGAGCGTCAAGGTATCGGCGCTGAATGATACGAACTCCGCCGCGCCGTCGCGTGTACCATCTTTGGTACACGAGAGCAGCGCCCGGTTGCTTGCTTGATGGCTGCCAACGTCGCTATCGCCGCTGTTATCGGCCGCCGCGAATGCGCCCGATGCCTGATTGCCGGACGCGTCTACCATGCCCCAGCCAAGCAACGCCCCGGCCGCCGTCGTGCCGGCCGTGGTCGCGCCGCTGATGAACATGAGCACGCCGACCGGCGTCGCCCCGCCGCATGAGAACGTTAGGTTAAAGTTGCCCGTTGATGTCGGCGCAGCCGTCTGGATAACGTCATAACCGACCGCCGCGTCGCCGCCTGTATCCTGCGCGATGATGGTGATCGTCTCGGTTGCCTCAGCCGACAGGCCGTTATCGTCCTCGACCGTCATGCGTATTTGATATTGACCCGCCGCTGAGAAAAGCCGGGTGGTATCTTCCGTCGCGGCGAACACGGTATAGCTGCCGCTTGGCAACGTCCGCACCGCCCACTCGTAAGCCGTGATTGTCCCGGTTGACGTGCTGGTATTGGTCAGCGTCGCCGTGCAGGGCGCAATGGCCGAAGTCGGGTCAAGGGTGTAGGTAAACCCGGCCGTGATTGTGTCAGTGTCTACCCCGTCGTACTCATGACAACCGATGTCGTATTTGCCGCCGCTGGCGTCCGTCCGGGTGCTACCGCCGAACCATAGGCTTTCCCTTGTCACGGTTGGCGTGTAGCCATTTAGCGCCGTATGAGGCGCGCCCATGCCGATGGCGATGCTGTTACTCTTCAGCTTGTAGTTATTGACATCAAACGTCGTATCGGTCGGGTCGGGGATATCAGTAGTGTAGAAGACGCTGGCCGCGCCGCCGTCCTTAACGTTCGGTGTCCCCGTGCCCGTATTGATACGGGCAAACGGGTTGACCAAAATCGGGCTGCTTGGCGTGCCGTATACGTTATTGGCCCCCTCCGGGCGCATGGCCGCCGGTGTCACCGCCGCCGACTGGCTGAACAGGTTATTGCGCGGTGTGATCCCGCTCAGGCCCACGCCGCTAACCTTGACGCAACCGCCCGGCGTGCTACTCGTGTTGAACACGGTAGCCGAGGCCAGAAAGATATTATTTTCGCAAAGGCTCCGCAAATGGGAATACCCCGACTTGGTTGACAACTCGGCCAGGAAGTAAGTCCCCCGCCAGCCATTATCTACAAATGTATTATAGCCGATATAACTATCTACAATCTGCGATAGATAGGCCGTGCCGTTGCGCATGTCGAGTGTCTGGTTCGGCCCGATAATCAGGTTATTCGTCCAACTGCTATTGCGGATGGTGTCAATCCCGGCCGTGCTTTCCTCGTTAATCGGCATACCGGACGGGCCGTGATGCTGCTCCTGTTCGACCCGGCCCAGCGGCGTTAGCAGATTCTCGCAGAAGTAGCTGATGTTGCTATCCCACTCGCTTTTAATCGCGCCCGTCGTCGCCAGTTGGCTATGGTGGCAGGTGTGGACAATGTTCTGAGTGAATTCCAGGTCGGTCGAGTAAGACGCGCCGATGATGCCCTCGCCGCCGCAATAGGCGACGATGTTCCCTCTGCATACCGCGCCGGTGATTTTTCTGAAGCGCAACGACCCGCAAACGCTTTCCGGCCCGCCGTCCAGGTAGTCCGGGTTATCCCGCGAGAAATCACAATAGCGCATAGAGCCGCGGGTGATGATGTTATCGGTGATCGTCGCGTTGTAAATCCGATCGGCCGCATTGTCACCGACCATCAGCGGCTCATTAAATGTAAAGTCTACCCGGCAGCCGTCAACCGTGGCGTCACTACCCAGTACCAAGATGCCACGGCCTGCGCTGTTGCGAACGCATATCCCACGCAACGTTACGCCGCTGCCGGTGATGCGAATAATCGGCTGCGAGTAGTATTTATCCGCGCTTGAATTCTCTACTACCCACGCCTCCCCGCGTGCCACCGATATGGTGTAGTTTTTCGGTTGGCATGACGGTAGCGCATATCGTTCGGTTGCCGCGCCGTCGCTATCGCGTTGCTTGGTCGCGGGGAGGAACGCTCCGTAGCTGTCTTTGTAGTTCGTGTTGCCAAACAGGTGCGGCCCGTAGTTGGCGTCTATCTCCGGCTTGTGGCCGGTGTACGCCTCAAACGTGACGTTACTTTTTGTTATCTTAAGCGTTTCGCGATACTTTTCATTGGTCGGGGATTCGCCCCAGTCGCCGCCGTTATTGCCCATGACCTTGACGACATCGCCGCTGGTTATCTGGCTATGCGCGTAGGTCAGCGTCTTCCAAGCCGTGCCGGTTGATGTGCCCGCCGCCGCGTTGCTACCGTTCTTATAATCTACGTAGTACGTTGTCATATCTCTTCCACCCAGCGGATGTATGCCTTGCCGTATGTGGCGCGGGCAAGCTCGGCCCGGTACTCAATCGCCTCTGGCGGCTCATTCACGTCTTCCGGTTCCATCGGTAGCACCAACTCCCTGGGTGCGCCGACGATGCCCCACTCTTTCCAGACAGGTTCGGACCATGACACGGCCACACTGCTTAACGTTGTCACGGCCCGCGGGGTTATCGTCGCTGCGCCGCTGCTAATGTAGACAATTTGGTAGACTGTTTCGTCACCGGCAAGCGTAACGTAGTGCCCCGGCTCCAGCAGGTCCAGGTTATCCCCGGCGAACGTGGCCGATGTGCTACCGTCGGTGATACTGCCGGTCACGTCGGTCAGCGTGCCGTAAGTGCCCGCTTGCTCCACGGTCCAACCGATACCGCCCGGCTCGGTCGGGTTAGACCGTAGAACCGCGTCTCCGCCGTGCCATGTACCGCTGATAGGAATGCTGTCGCCGTGGTCGATACGCTTGGCTCCCCACTGGTCAAACTCCGTCGCGCCTTGCGTCCACCCCATCTCCGTGACAACCAGATAGTCAAGGGTGATTGTGCTGGCCCCGCTGGCCGTTGCGCTACGTGACTGATAGAACAGGCCCGGCCGGAACGTGCCCGCGCCCGTCTCGATGATGCCCTCTCCCTCCACCCAGTCGCCGCTATAGGACAATGCGCCTAGCGCAAAGCGGCCCGGCCCGGCCCCTGCCCCGCCGACGCGGTTGAAAGTGACGCTCCAGATGTCCGGGTCGTCTATCGTCGCGCCGGTTGATTGCGTGACCTTCGCCCGTACCTTGACGTGATAGCGGCGGTTGCCCAGTAACACGGTATCCGTGTATGCCTGCGCGTTCTCGGCCGTGCCGCTGAACGTCGCCGGATACGTGCCGACCGACCCGGCGACTACGGACAGGTCGCGGGTGATGTCGCCGGTCATCGTCCAATCTTCGAAGCGCCGGGTAGCAATCGGCCGGGTCGGGCTCCAGCCCTTTAGCGTCAAGCCAGGCGGGTACACGCGCAACGTGGCGCTACCGTCCTCATATCGCCAGCCCGCTATCTCCCAGCCTTGCGTGCCCGGCCCGTCAACGGTGACGACGGGATAGCCGCCGCCGAATAGAGTTTTACCCGTCGTTTCTTCCGTGGTTCTCAGTTGCAAGTGTCGGACGGATGAACCGTCGCCCGTATCTGTGCCGCGTACCACCCGGCAGTTGTATAGCCCGACGTAAGACGGACAGGCTATCGGATCGTCGCCGTCTATCTCCCGGTAGTAGCCGCCCTGTTGGATACTGATCTCGTTCGTGCCGTCGCTGTCATGGAAGTAACAGCCGTTGGCGATGACGTGCGAATAGCCCATGACCCGCAGGTTCTGTTCACCGTTGCCGTATGCCTCGCAGCCGGTCAGCATGACCGCGCCGCTGTACTCCACGTTAAAGCCTATCTTGGTGTTATCGTAGGCGACGCAATCGGACACCTGGACATGCTGCGCACCGTAGACGGTGATACCTTGCCAGTCGTTATCGTAGCAGCGGCAATTGGTGACACGGAAATGACCACCGCCGACGGCCTCGACGCCGGGCAGTGGTTCGTCGTTGCTAATGCTTATCCCCGACCCGGCGATATTCCATGCCGTGACGTTGGCGATTGTCACCTGACCGCAACCGCTACGCGTTTCAATACCGAACGCTTCCTGGTCGCTGGTCGCGTCTAGGTCGTGTATCCACACGTTGCGGATGATGACATTCAGCGCGTCCGATGTGACTCGTAAGCCATTAAACTTAGTATCCGTTCCCGTTAAGGCAATATTACTTTTGTTGCCGTCTATGCGGAGGCGCTCGACTTTGCTATTGCTCTGAACGTCAATAATGGCGTATTTGCGCGAGCCGCCGCTTAGGTAGTCAACCGATGCGTTAACCTTTAGGACCGTGCCGTACCCTTCGCCGCGTAGTACGCAATTCTCCGGTAGGACGAGCCGGTTGCTATCATCCTTATCGTAAACGGTTATCTTGTACGTGCCGCGGGGGAAGTAGATCGTACCGCCGCCGGCCGCGTCGGCTATCTCCAGAACGTCGCGTAGCTTGGTCGTGATGTCTACCGAGCCGGTCTTGTCGGCTCCGTAGTCCATGACCATGTTATAGACTGGGTGCGCGATGTTCACGGCGCTGATGGCGTTATCCACCACTGATATAGCCGTATTGCCCGCCGTGGGCGCGGCCGAACCTGTCCCCGGCGCTAGGGGCGTGCCGCCGGACACGGATACCCGCGTCGAGTTGACATCGCCGCCGCTGCGCATGATGGCTTCTTTCGCCCAGTAGTCTGCTACTCGCTGCGCTCTATCGGCGGTCGGCTCCGGTAGCACCGCGCCACTTGTTACCCGGTCGTTTACCTGAATCGTCGCCCGGATGGAACCAGCCGTGTCGGGCGCTACGCGGTAGGTTGCCCGGTTGATGACCAGCGCCGTGCCATCAGTCGCCCGGTTGATGGTCGTCGCCGGCCCGGTGAATTGCAAGTCGAACATTGTGCCGGGGCTGTATGCCTCATGCACAAAGGCGGTGACATCGAAGTACTCGCGGAAGGTCTTGGGATGGCCGTCGAGCCATTCAACCGCTTCTTTCAGAAGCTGGTCGGCTGTCTCGCGTATCTCATCTACCTTGTTCGTCTCGGCCCGGATATGGCTGAATGGCTCGGTCGTTGCCCAGACCTCATCATCTACCGTCCGATGGATGTAGGGGATACCCCATAGCCCTAGCGTCGCCTCATCCGTGACGACAGTGTAGCCACGCGCCAGGGCGGCGGCAACGGCTGTATCGGAGCAGTGGGATAGCGTCACCCGCTTGTCACCCGCGACCGGATACAGGCGCGTGTAAGGAACCGTCTCTTTTTTATAGCCCGCGTCATCGACCACGGCGTAAAGGTTACTGGCCCATGTCGAGGAGGCCGTGCCCGCCTGGAATAGCACATTGTCCGATCCCGAGATACCGGCCCGGTCGGGCGTGGCGCGCCACTTGATGAGCAGCCGCGGCGTGCCGTCGGCTTCAGGCGCGGCCAGCCGCCAGAATTCGCCCGTGCGGGCGGCGGTCAGGTTCAATAACTCCAGGACGCTTGCGCCCGTGGCCGGGTGACTTGTGCCGTCTGCCGTACCCTCGGCTAATGCGTCCTCAGGAAAATCAACCGACCAGCCGCCGGTCGCGTGCGACACGATCTGTGTCACGTCGTCCGTGGCGGGCATCTCGTAGGACTTGACCGTGATCGCCCTGCCCACGTCAACCGCGGCTGTTATGCCGGTACTGAGGTAGACCTTATTCTTAGTGATAGACGGGTCTTTCGCCGCAAGGCATACCAGCGTACCGGTGTTCATTGTCAGCGTGACTTTCGTCCCGGCAAGGAACGGCCCGCTTTCACCGTCGGTCACAGTCACTTCGCGGCGGCGGTATTCAATCTGATTGCCCGCGTCGGCATTGGCCGGGATGCGGTCCCACATGACATGCCGCCAGCGGCCTTCGAAAAATACGGTGTCACGGATGGTACTGACGTGTACCCCCGCGCCGCCGTTCATCGTCACCCGCACTTCGTCGCCTATCCGGACAATGCCGTCGGGGTTGGCGACGGGAGATAGGCTATCGTTATTGCGCGGCGCGCCGACTAGCAGCGTAGTGAACCACGGCGCGGGGATGGCCTCGGCAACCAGCGACGATTCGGTTGTCTCTTCGCCTATCGGCTCCCATATGGGCATCTTCGCCAGTTCTTCGGCAAGGTCCGGCCCGTACACCCGCATGGTGTGATTCACCGGGTCTTCCTCCGACCCTTGAATGACGAACGCGCCCAGGTTAACGCGGTAGTTCGGATTAACCGGCTCGTATTGCCAGACCGTGACAATGCGGCCGGGCGTCAAGAACGTGGCAAGGTCGGTCTGAAGTGGGAACGCGGCCCAGCCCGCGCCGTAGCCGTTGCGGACGCGGGTTATCTCGCCGCTATGTAACAGGATGTCGCCCACGCCGTTGAGAATGAGCGCCGTATCCATGTCGGCGCGAGTGCATACCCGCGCGTAGAGTGGTCCAAAGGTTGCCATAGCTAAGCCGACTTAACCCACACGCTAATCTTGTTCCACAGGCACTCGACGTATTGCACCTGTGGATAGTTACGCTTGAACGGGCGGCTAACCGTCACCGCCGGGCGTACGGCCTCCAGCCGCGCCGAGCATGTGTAAGTCGCGTCGGTTGATGTGGACGGACTGATGGCCGTAAGCGTGCCGACCGTGCCGTCCTTATCGGTGATGCTTTTTAGCGTCGTGTTTACCGCGTCGGCGGTTGAGCCGGTTACACGAAAGACGGCCCGGCACATGCCCGCCCGTACCACTGCCGCGTTAGCGCCGTCGGCGTCGAACTTGCGGCCGTCGGCAAGGGTGATCACCCGGCTAACGGCCTCATCGTAGTCCTCTATCGGCTCGGCCTGGGCAATGCTACTGGTAGACAAGTCCAGGCCGTTGAAGTCTGTAATCAATAGCTGTAATGTCATGAGAGTGCCCGCCCCTCATTGCGCATGAGCAGTGCCAGCCGGTTCGCCATGCGTTCGCTTGCGGCCGTCAATTCCCGCGTGCCGACCTGCCCTGTGAAGTTATTCGTCACCGTGACCTGTACCGGCCCGCCTTGCGCGGCAGGTGCGATGTGGCCGGGCATCCACGGCACAAAGTCTTCGGCCCCACGCTCGCCTACGCGGTAGCGCCGTCCCGGTTCAACTGGCCCGCCTAGCGCCCGCGTGCCACCGTTGGCGTTCAGCTCATCTATGTTCTTTTCCCACTTCTGGCCGATGACCTTTGCAAAGAACGCCTGTAGCGCGGCCTCGGCCTCGGACGTGTCGGCGGTCACGGTGATATGCGCGTTTTGGCCGTCAAGCTCCATAAGCTCGGTCTTAATATCGCCCATCCTTGTGGCGGCCGTCTCGCTGGCGGGGATGACCTCATCTGTCAGGTTGTCGGCAAACATGCCCAGTGCGCCGACCGCGCCATCTACGCTTATCTTGCCCTCGGCTATCATCTTGCCTAAGCGTTCGGCCTCTGCTGTTAGCGCCATTGTCTGAAGATACGCCCGCGCCTCTTCTTCGGAGAATACACCAGTTGCCACACCTAACGCGGCCAGCGCCGTGCTACTCGCCCCGGCGGCGGCGGCCTGATCATATAGGGCAGCGTTAAGGTTTTTGACATTTACCGCGCCGTCGCTAATGAGTGCGCTATCCGGTGAGCCCTGTATGTCGCGTGCGCCTTCAAATGCCGCGCCACTTTCCGTCCTTGCCCGAATCTCCCTTTCGGCGGCCTCGGCTGCCTGGGCCGCCGCGCTTGCGGCCCGTTCGCCCGCGTCGGCTATCCGGGTCGCGTTATCGGCGTAGTTGTCACGCGCCCAATGGTTGTCACTGGCAACGGCAAAGGCCGCGGCGGTATGCTCGGCGGATATTGCAATCTCCTCTTGATTGGCCTGGACTTGCTTAAGCAGCGCCGCAAGCCGTTGCGCCTCGGCCATCATTTCAGCGTCGCTGGATAAGCCAATTCCCTTAAACCCTTGCCCGCCCGCCGATATGTCACGGTCGGTTAGCCCCGCTTGCCTCAATTGCTCGCGTAGGTCAGCTATGCTGCTATTCGCGCCTATCTGTGCCAAGCCCTTGATCGGGATACTGACGATGGCGGCGGCCAGCGCGCCCGCGCCCTCGGCGGCGTATTTCATGCTGTCGCCTAGTTCTTCTATCGCGTCGCCGGCCCCGGTCAAGTCGTCTATACTTTCAATTAGCCCTTCGGCAAAGGCCATCTTAAACGCGTCGCCCGCCTCAAGCGCGGCATTCTCCAGTATCTTGACCTTACCGCCGAATTCATCGGCCGCGCTCCCGACAATCGCCATTTTGTCTTTCAGCGCATCAAGCGTCGCCATGCGCATCGCTTCGCTGGTGGAATAACCCTGCTCCTCAAGTGCGGCCATTCGGTCTTTTACGTCCTGAATACCAAGCCCCAACTCTTGCAGGCCGCGGGTCGATCCAGTGTTAAGCGTCTTAGCAAGCGCCTCTTGCGATATGCCCAGTTGCGCCGACAGGCCGATGATCTCCTCTATCTCATCCCCGGTCAGGCCGAGGTTAAGCTGCATGATACCGGTCGCGGCGGCCATCGCCTCGGCATCGGTCATGAGGCCGCGTGTCGCTTCTCCCAACCCGTCGCGCATGGCGTCGCCGGTCGAGCCGATAGACGCGGCTAGATCGTTGAAGTCGTCACGCGCATCGACCAGCGCGCCACCCTCCTTGAACAGCCCCCACAGTTGCTTACCGGCCAGATACGCGCCGCCGGCCGCTGCGCCGAATGCCAAAACGCCCGTACCGATACCGGTCAGGGCGGTCTTCATTCGCTTACTGCCTTTTTCGGCTTCGTCGGCTACGCCTTTCACATCGGCTTTGGCTTTGTCCATCGCGCCTTTGCCTTTGTAAACGGCGTCCACCGCTAGCAGGATTTTAGGGTCCATCGTCTATCTCTTCTCGCAACCGTTCTACGCGCATGACGGCCGCCACTATGTCGCCGTGCCGCTCTTGCCACCGGGCCAGCGCATCGCCTTCGTAGTCTGCCAGGGCATCACCGTAGGCACGTACCGCCCGGTAGACGTTAAGCGCCATCTCCATCGCCCGCGTCCACTGGACAGGCCAATCCAGCCAGCCGCCGCCGTCCGGTTGCCCCCAGCGTTCTATTCTGAATGCGTCGGTCAATTCGGACGGCATCGGCCCCTCGCCCTCGGCGGCATCGGCCGCGGCGACCGCTACGTAGGGTTTACGGTCGTGACGGCAGTGTAAAAGGCTTCTACTGCATTCCTGACGCGGGTCAGCACGGTCGGGTGCAACGTCTCGACCTCGGCCGGTGATGCCAGCGGCGTGCGGGTGAACCACCCGGCTTTCATAGCCGCGACCACCGCATCTTCTCGCACTTCCCACAAGGACGTTGATTCGTCCTCTTTACGCCCGGCGGCTATCTTGCGCTGCTCGCGGAAGTAGGACTTTAGTTCGCGGTTGGTAACGTCTTCCGCGTCCTTGAATTCCCACCCGGCCGGCAGGTCATGGCCCAACACCGCCGCATGCCAGCGGCCGATGATGAAGGCGGTAAGCCCCTCATCATCGGCAAACAGATCGCCGTAGTGCTCGCGCAGTTCGTCAATCTTGTCCGTAGTCTCAGACATTAGGATACAGTCCCCCATGCCGGTGTAGACGCGCCTAGCGCCGGACGGAAACGGGCCGTCCACCGCGCCACGCCGTCGGCGTTAACCAGATACTCGGAGCAGGTATATTCGCCTTCCCATTCCGGGTCGCCCGTGGTCGGCGCGGCCCGGATACCGATCTGAATCGTCAACGTCTTAGAGGTCGCGTCACTACCGGCGATCCCACTCATGACGGTGTGGGCACCGGTCGTGGCCGTGTTATTGAACGGCCCGCCCATTGTGATCTCGCTGTTGCCGTAGCCGGTAAGGTACTGCTTGATACTATCGGCGAACGTCGTCACCTCGGCGTCATCGAATGTCAGGCCGATTCCGCCGAGCGTGTCAACCGACGCACTAACGTCGCGGGCTGTGCCGCCGCTGTCATCGACTATCACCTTCACATATCTGCTATGGGTCTTTCCCGTCGCCATTGATTGATTCTCCTATTTGCCGCTTTACCAGCGGGCGAAACTTACCCAGGGCCGTACCGTGCCGGCCGTCTTCGTGCAAGCGAACCTGACATAGCGGTTGACTGTGCCCGTGCCGTCTAGCCGCTCGGCCCCGGATGCGCTACCGTCAAGGGTGAACGTCGCCAGAGTAGACCAGGTGCTATCGTTGGCCGAATGCTCCACCCTCAGCTCGTAGTCACCACTACCTACCGCAACGGTCGTCTGCGCTAGATGCAGCTGCGCCGCCCAACCGCCGGTCGTGGATGCGCCGTTGTCAACCGAGCCGTTGCTTGTGGTCACGGACAAGTCTGCGCCTACGGCAAGCGCCGCGCCCCAACAGTGGATATTTTCATCATACAGACTGGACCCGCGCATTTGGACGGATGAGGCTAGCAGGTCGCCCAGGGCGGCCCCTTGCGTGAATTCCATCTGCTTCAGTCCGGCCATAAACACCGGCACGCCGATGCTAGGCGCGGCCCGGATGCCCATAAACACGGACACGATGTGCTCCGCTTCGCCACTGCCCATCGTGACAAATGAACCGGGGTCAACCGGGCCGGCCGCGGCCTCCGTGTTATCCCACAGTACATTCACGTCACTCAGCATGACGTTGACATAGCCGAGCATGTACTGGCGCGAATCGTCGCCCCATACGGTCGCATCGAAGTCTTCAGCCGTCAGGCCCATGCTACCGATTGACCGAACGTCGCCGGACAGGTTTGCCCCGCCGACTAGCAAGCGCCAAAATCGGGAGTGGGTCTTTCCTTCCGGGATAGTAACTGCCATAGAACGCTCCTATACCAAGTCGTCGGCTACCCGGACGATTGACACCACGGCCCGATACTCAGTTTCACCGACGCTATACCTGTCGCCCGCCGTGACCGTGGCGTTATGTGGCGTGCCGTCAAGCCAGTCAAGCAGGTCTTCGGCCACGGCGTCTATTGCCGTCTCGCCGTACCCGTCAAGGCGCACCGGCTCAATCAGGACGATAAGCCGCGCCTCGACCGTCTGCCCCGCTTCATCGAACGTATCGTAAAGACCGCCGCCCACGGCGACGGTCACACGGTCGATGAAGGCGACGGGTAACGTACTGGCGGCCGGTGGCTTAATCGGCGGCGTGCTAAGCACCGTGCGCACACTGTCGCACTCTGCCGTAACCCCGGCCCGGATAGCCGCCTTGACTGTTGCTAGTCCCATGCGCCACGCTCCACGAACCGCCGGATTGCCGCGGCCGTCTTGTCTATCGCGTCCGGTATCGCCTCTTCAATGCGCTCGCGGGCCAGCCACCACCGGCCTCTGTGCATCCACGCTTGCCCGCGCTTGTCACGGTCGCCAACGACGTACTTTCGATAGGCCACGGCGTTAACGATCCAAAACCGATTACGCTCTGGCCGCTCTAGTCCCCAACCCGCGCCCAGCGTGCCTGTCCGAACGTACTTGCTTTGTGGCGGCTTCGGCACGTAGTTTTCCATGCCGTATAACCGCGTGGTCACAAGATCGCCCAGGCTGTCATTCAGCGCCTTATCCATGACATCCTGAACCTTGACGTTGAACGCGTCAAGACGGCGCACCAGCTCTTTGTCACCGGTTACGGTGATGCGCATGTCAGGCATATTCGCCCGCCTCATCCGCAAAGCTATCCGACTTGGTGAACGTGGCGACGGACAGATAGACCGCGCCGGTGTCACCGCCGCCGGTTGCCGCGCAGCGCTCGCGCCATGTGGCCGCTTGCCTATCCCAGTTGGTTGCAATGCTATCGGCCGGCAGCCCGTTATCGGTCAGGCCGAACGCGGGCCGCGACCGCCACGAAGCCGCGATGTATTCACAAGCCGTGGCGGTCGCGCAGGGGATATTCTCTTCGGACGATAGTAGGGCGGTGATGACTTCATTCGCCACGTTCGCCCGATTGGGCAAGACGCCATCATCGGCAACGGTATCGCCGATATTGAGCCGCACACGGTCAAGGTCGCTCGCCAGTGCCGAGTTGAACGTGAACGCCATTAGAGTTCCTTGCCCTTCCGAGCCTTGCGGGTAACGGGCGGCGGCGTGTCATCCTTGACCACGACCGCCGCCACTGTTACTGGCTCCGCTTGCGGCTCGTAGAACCATTCACCCGTGTCGACCAGTTCTCGGCAATAGGCCGCGCCGTATAGCGTTAGCTTGTTGCCGTCCCTGTCGTAAAGGTAAATCGGTTCGCCCATGTTAGCCTTCCGTCGCCCCCTTAGCTGGCCGTGCCGTCAGCCCAGGTCGCATTGTTATTGTAGCGCGGCGTGCCGTTCGTCCGGTCTGCCACACCGACGCCGAAGCCACCCTTGATCATCATGTATTGCAGAGGATGGGCCGGGCTACCATTGCGCGGGTCGTTAGCCGCCATGAACATCGGCCGCGTTTCCAGCTTATCCAGGCGAACGCGCAACGGGTTGCGCTGCGACAGACCGCCGTAGGTGCGCCACGCGAAGCCGTAGTACTGAGGCATGCCACGAACGATGCGCACATTCACGTCTTTGATGACGCCGATGTAGTACGAACCATTGGCGTCAGCCAGCAGCGGCAGGGTCGCCCGATTTTCCGACGTGCCATACTGGACGTTCACCTGCTGAACCGGCACAAAGCCGGTCAAGGCACGGATAGCGTCTTCATCGGACGGGCCGGTGATGAACTCGTAGGGCGGCTCATGCCCGTGCTCGCGCAGTTCAGCTACCATGTCGGCAAAGGCCGCAACCGTCCACGCGCCGCCGGTGATGCCCACATAATGCTCGTGCGTGCTGGAGAAGGCCGTGCCACCGTAGGATGGCGGTACGAAGTCAACCCCGGTCGAGGCAGCCGTGGTGGCGAATCCGGGCGACAGACCGCCCGTGCCCAATCCCTTGTTTGCGCCGCTATCGTCGCCGCGCTGCAAGAGACGGCCGAGAATCTTCTGACGCCAGATGTCGCGGGCGTCCTTGATCACGTCGGCGATGTCGGCCTCAAGCTGCTCCATGCGCGCATCTTCCAGATAGTCCCACGTCCAACCCAGGGCGCGGTCAAACTTCTGGTAGGGCAGCATGTGGCCCTCGGTCGCGGCGCGTGCCTCGTCCGGACGGCCGTATTCGGTATGCACCTCAAAGCCGTTGGAAACACCGACGCGGTATTCCAGATCGGGCTTGTCGGTCAGGCTGATGAGCGAACCCCACAGGCCGCCGACCAGTTCTGCATTGAGCGAACCCAATGCGCCATTCAACATGCCATAGACGGCTTCGATTGATGTGCCGTCCTGTAGCTCCCAATTTTTGAGAGCCGTTGCGTCCCAGCCGGTCAGCATGACCAGGCTGGAGGTATCCCGTGGTCCCTTAGCCATGATTCATGCCTCCTTACACCGACACATTCACGAAGACAACCGTCGCGCTTTCGGCCCAGCCGATTTTGCTTTGGTTGCCAGCGGTTGACTCAGACGGTTCACCGGCGGTCGTGCTATTGTAGATAGCAGCGGCCGGCGTCGCCCCGGTCACGCAAACGACCGGACCGAACACAACGACATCAACGCGGTCTCCAGCGGCGGCGGCGGCGGCAAGAGCCACCCCCACGTTTTGCTGGGCCGCGCTTGTGCTATCGGATGGGTCAACATACCCGTCCGATTGCATGGATACAATTTCACCGGCCGCAATCGCAGCCCCGGCCGTGAAGCGACGCACAATCGCCCCCTGCAACGGCTTGACATTGGCGGCGGTGGTATCGCGTGCGATAGCCATTATTCACCCCTTAACTGATTTTCACGAAATGGCGGCGGTACAGTTCGGGGTTAACCCCCAACCGGATCGCCTGTTGCTCAACCTCGGCCTCATCCATGATGACCGCCCCGTTGCCACCCTTGCCCCCGTCCAGCGACGGCGCGGGCGGCTTCTGTAGCAATGACTGGCTGGCGTCTAGCCATTCAGCCAATTTGAACGGGTCGTCATAGTCCGGCACGAGCGACCGCAGGTGCTCAGGAACCGCTTCAATCCGGCGCTTGTTAGCCTCGGCGGCGGCCGAAGTCAGGGCATCCAATTTAGCTTTGGCAGCGCGGAGGCTTTCGGCGTCCGCTGTAGTCTGCTCGTAGAGTTCTTTCCACTTGCCCTGCTCGGCCAGCGCCGCCGCTTCGCGCTGTTGCCTTTCGGCCTCTTGCGCGGCAGTCGCCGTCTCTAGTTCCTTCAGGCGCTTGCGTAAGCCTTGTGCTTCTTTCTGTGTTTCTTTGTACTTGGCAAGCGCCGCGTCTACGGTCCACGATTCGCCATGTTCCGCCGCGACCGCCGCCTGGGTGGTAGGGGGTTGCACCGCCGGGGTGCTTTCCATGTCGTTGCTCTCTGTCATCTGATTGTTGCTCCTGGCAAATAAAAAGCGGCGCAAGCCCTGCCTGAGAGCTTGCGCCGCTTGACCTTTTCGGCCTATCGGCTACTTATTCACTTGACGAACATGGGCATTATAGCATAGGCGCAACCGGTTCCGCAATATGCCCCACGGCCTTCCGTTCACGCCGTGACAATACCGCCCGTTCGTCTGGCCGTATCGCGCCCAGTTCCACCAACCGGCGCTCGACCGTAACGAGGTAGGATATATGCGCCGCCCTGGATTCGAATAGCGCGGTTATCAATTCCAGCCACGCATCGGCGTGCTCTTGCGCCGTGTCGGTCATACGCTTACCTCATTGCCTTCCCTGTCGCGGTATTCGATGCTGCACCGGCAACCCGTCAAGCACGTCCGGCCCCCGACCGGCACGAGTTCGCCTAGCGCCACCCAGCCGCGATCTGTCTCTTCCAGACACCCTTCGCAATTGTCACCCGGCTCCAGGACGTTGCGCTCTTCCGCAAAGCCCCGGCGCTCGGCCTCCCGTTCGGTAAAGTTGTAATACGTGCTACGCGCCGCCTGGGCATACATATCGGCCCGGCGCGTGAACCGGCCGTCAAGGGGCAGGCCGCCCGCGACTTCATCGGCAAAGTTGCGCAGATAGGCGTATTCGCCCTTGACGATTTGCCCGACGCGGCCGAAGTCGGCTTGCGTCATCTGTGCCCAGCCGCCGCGCTCCATCGCCCCGGCAATCAGGTGCGCGTCCTTGACACCTTGCATCATGCCGGTTTGCCATTCGGCAAGGCTAATAGCACCCGACCGGTAAGATTCGGACAGCGCTCGCATCGACTTGCCGATGCCATCAAGCGCCCGGTCAAGCTGGCCGCGGACGGCCTTCGCGGATACGGCCCGGCCGCGGGCGTCGATGTAGCCGCCCGTCCCATGCCGCAACGCCGGGTTATAGCGGTATTCGGGTAGCAGCGGGTCGGGCTTCAGCGCCGCCATTGTCTGTCATCTCCTCGGCTTGTAGCAGGTTCTTATAACGCCGTTCCAGGTAGCGCCGTGCCGTTTGTGCCGCGTGCAGGATGTCGGCGTCCGTGACCTCGGCTAGTGTGTCAAGGTCATCGTCGCTCAGGTCAAGCGGCCGCGCTTTTCGTTTTTCGCCTTCTACGGGCTGTTTGTCGTTTTCCGGCATATTCCCCCTACGCTTGCGCCCGACGCGTTATTGATTCCACGCCGGCGGGTCGCTTTGCGCCCATTGACGCCACCATGCCACCATTAGCCGTCGGCGGGTTAGGGCGCTATTTTGGGAATCGCCCTCGGTCCAGCCCCCTTCTTCTATATCCGCGTAACACCGCAAGCATCGCGCGGCGACTGTGTAAGAACCGTCTGATTCTTTGTGAATCCGGTATTTTATAAATCTATCGGCCGCCATGCAGCCAGGACACCGTCTAACCTTTTCATCTTCGGTCATCTTGTTACCTCGCTATCGGCGTTAGCAGGTCTGTCCCATTCACCAATTGTACAATCTCTTCTTCCGTGTAGCCGACCACCATCGCCGCGCCGTCAATTGTTGCGCCGGCGGATACGAGCTGAGCTACGACGCTGGCCCGTTGCGCTTCAATTGCCACTTTGTCCACCCGGTTGAAATCTTCCCATACGGTAGCGACCTCTTCCACCGGCCCGCCGCCACTGCCATAGACGCCGTTAAGCGCCAGGGCGATGCGCATAACGTCCTCCCATGCGTTGCCGATTGCCACGCTCTCCGATGCAACCTTTGCCACAATCTGACTATCATCGGCCCGCTGCGTATCGGCCGATGCGACCGCGCCCGTCACCTGGAAGTACTGAAGCGGGATATGCGACAGTTGCGCCATGCGAACGATATGATCCGCAATGGCTTGGCGCAAGTCGCCTAGTGACGCGGGCGGAATGACGCCGGTCGATTCACCGCTGGGGATGGTGAATATCGTCCCCGGTGTGATAGTCAGTGCCGTGCCATCCGGCGCGGTTGCCCTTGCCCCGCTTACCCAGATGATCTGAAACGCCGTCCGGTCGCGCGCCTCCGATTCGTCAAGGATTGCTTTGTTGAGCGACATCTGAAGGGGCACTAGCTTTTCTAGCTCGGACTGGCCCCAATTGCCACCGTCATCGCGCCAACGGAAGTGAACGATTGGAATGACACCGGCGGGCCACGGTTCCACGGCTTGCACGCCCCCGGCCTCATACGGCCGCCAGCCCGCGCCGCTTTCGATGTAGCGCTCTATCCGGTCGGGACGGTAGATGTTCATTCGCCGCGTGCGGGTGACTTCCCCCGTCGCCTCATCTAGCGTTAGCTCGGTCCACCGCTTGCTAGCAAACGTCATCGACCGGCGCTGGCTTGACGTATAGTGGACCTTGACGCCTTCCGTCCCGTCGAATGCCGGTTCGTGGTAGAAGCGCGGCAGGTTGGCGTCGTTGTCCCATTCGATGAGGACGTAGGTATCGCCGTCGCGGACGGCCGCCCGGTGGACCTGATTCTGTAGACCGTCCATCCGGTTAGCACGCCACCACTGCATGAGTAGGCCATCATCGCCGCCGATACCTTCTGGCGCGTCAAACGATTTGACCGTCAGCCGTTCCACGCACAATTCGACCGGCAAGGGCAGGTAGTTAACGCAGAAGGGAAAGTCGGCGTCTAGGCCGAGGTATTGCTTCTGTCGGTCGGTCAAGGGCACGTCATGATCGCCGTCGTACCACTCCCGTAACCGAACATAGTGTTCCTGTTGATCGGCATCGTCCAGCGCCAGCCAGCGGAGTAACGCCGTTTGTGCCTCGTTCGTCCCTTGCGACCGGGGACGTTGCCCGGCCCGCGTGATAATGTCCTTGAACATCTAACCCCTCCCTATCGTTTGCCGCCTATGTAATTGACCATTTCGATTTGCCTACCCGCGCCGTCTGTCGCGCCGTACCATGCCAGCGCCAGGGCAATCACCGTATCGTCATGCATACCGTCCGGCGCTCCGTAACGCACCGTGCCGGTCGGCGTGCGCTCGCCCTCATATGCCTGTAGTTCGCTTATCAGCGTCGTGTCCGGAATGATGCGAATGTCACCCCGCTCCAATGCCGACGCCAGACTACCGATGATCGCCGTCTTGCTGCCGCTGGTAGTCGTGAAGTCCACCACGTTCAACCCGGCCGCCCGGAGCGCCTCATTATTCGGCCGTCCCATCGCGTTAGCCTCAGACACAACGACAATGGGCCGGAATCGCTTCGCCATGCCCATGATGCGCTCGCGCTGCAGGGTGTAGTCCACCCCGTTCCATCGCTCCAGGGCGACCAGTTCTTTCGTGCCCATGTCGACCACGGCGACGGCGGTGTAGTCGTTGCTATAGGCCCAGTCCACCCCGAAGGCGTATTGCCGGCCCAGCAAGCCGTCGTCTCGCGTCGCGGCGGTTGCGGCTTCGATGACCCGACGAAAGACGCCGCCCGCGTCGTCAAGGAATGCCGCGTCGAGTTCCTGGGCCGCCACGCGCTCCGGTAGTGTCCGGCGCATAGAGGCCAGTTCATCCGGCGGCGCTGGCCCTACTTCGGACGGCATTTGCCAGCACGCCCATTCGCCATCAAGTTCGTCCCGGCCCATTTGCCACATGCGCCAGAATCCGTTACGGCCTTTCGGCGTCGAGGCTATATAGGCATCGCCGCGCAGGTCGGCAAGCGTCGAGCGAATGGCGTAGTTCCAACTGTCCCATAGCCGCGCCACAAACGCGGCTTCGTCAATGAGCACCCGCTTGTACTTGCGACCGCGCCCGGCCTCGACATCGGTCAGGCTCCAGAATTCCAGCGACCCCCCGGTGACGAAATCCATCCTGCGCTCGGTCGCGTTCTGCCTGACGATGATAGGCGCAAGCCGATTAGCCAAGTCGCGCCACACCTCTCCCATGTCCTTGTACGTCGGGCTGAACCAGCCAACCGGATAGGGCAACGTCTCCGGCGTGACCGCCTGATGCTTAAGTAATTCAGACTTGCCGGCCCGTCGACCAATGGCAAGCACCTTGAACCGACCGGGCGCATCGATAACTTCCCGTTGCCAGGGTATCGGCCGGTACAGGGATATCTCAATCGGCATAGGTAATCACGACCTCGACCGGCTTGCCATCCGCGCCGGTCACTTCCGTGCGCTTTGCCGGGTACAGCCCCAATAGCTCTGCCTCGTCCTTTGCCACTGCCAGCGCTAGTCGCCGGTCGCCCGCTTGCTCTGCCTTGCGGCGTAGGTCGCGCCGGATAGCGATATGCTCAGCGAGTAGGTCAGCCTGTTCGACCTCGGCAATCGCCCGGATGCGCTTGCGGGCGGCGGCAATATACGATTCTCGTTGGCGGCCCGTCAAGCCCCAATCCGAAGTCTTCTGAAGAATCTGCGCCGTAGTCCAGCCGTCGAGAATCAACCTGTAAATCTCCTCGACGCGACGCTCGACGGTAACCTTATCGGCCATAGTCCCTCTAAAACGGCGGCCGTTCCGTCGCTATGCCCAGCGCTCGAAGACCGTCCTCGAATGATTCCACCCGCGCCCAATGGTCGCCGTACTTGTCGCGCGCCTTGACTTCCGACGGCTCTAGCCTGACTTTCGGCCCGGTCTTGATTTCCAGGAACACGGGCGCGCCGTACTGGTAACGGGCGATCAGGTCAAAGCCCAGGCCGGGATACATCGAGACATCCTGAACGTACACCCCCGGCACGCCGCGCAAGGCGTCGCGTATCGCGGCGTGATTTTCGTCCGTCCGTCTTGCGTAGCTCATATCGTCCTCTCTATGATTATACACCCGGTGTAAAGTTGCCCATCTGCCTCTTCCGTATTGCCACGTACTCGGCCAACCACTGCCGCGCCTTATCCGGCTGGAATCCGAGCACATAACAATCCACCTCGAAGTTGTCACCGGCGACGTACTCCGCCGCGTCTTGCATGAGCGCGGGCCTATCGAATTGACACAGGTCATAGGCGGCCCGAACGATGATAGCCGCAAGCAGCCGCCGCTCCGGTATGCCCGTCATGCGGCCCGGCTTGTTGTAGGGGTTGTAATTGTAATGGCAGCGCGTGCCGGGATGATGAGCGGCGACGGTCATGTTACCAATCCTCCAGATCATCGCGCCGACCGGCGACCATCGGCGGCGCATCTGCCGGCCGAGGCTGCGGCGCATAGCCCGGCTTGATGATCGCCAGCCGATGCTGATTCTTGCCCCGCGCCTCAACGCGGAAGTGTACAAAGCCATCGCCCTGACAGACGATGTAGCGCGGATGGCCCGGTCCCCAGAATGCCCAGCCTTCCGGGTCATTGAACGCATCGACAATAGCCGTCTCCTGCACCGGCCGCCGGCACTTCGGACACTGGCGGACGAGCTCAACGGCAATGTCGCCTATTGGCTTTAGCCCCCTACTCTTTTTCATTCGATCCTCCGGTTTTCGATCGTTTCCGTGTCTCGGTCCGCTCGTTTGTTTTTCGTCTTTTCAGGGCTTCGGTGATGTCGCTGCTTGACCGCCCGGCTCGCACACCGTGAAAACGCTCATGACATGATTCACACAAGCAGGTTAGGTCATCCGGCCATTCATCGCCCAGTCGTTCATAGGTTCGATGATGAGCGTGTAGGTCGCGCTCTCCGCCCGACTTATTGCAGATTTGACAACGCCATCCGGCACGGGCTTTGCAGTACGTCGCCCTTGCTTTCCACCCCTCTGTTTGTAGATATTCCTGATAGTCGATTATCACGTCTTGCTCCTAATTCCTATTGCTGATGCACCGTTCGGTTTTACGGTTTTACCCCTATAAGGAGGGGTAAAACCGTAAAACCGAACACAAAACGGGAGGCGCGCCCGTAAAACCGCCGTAAAACCGCCGTAAAACCGCCGTAAAACCCCGTAAAACCGGGAATTAGCCGTAAAACCGGTTTTACACCCCCCTGTAAAACCGGTTTTAGCCAATTCTTTAAGGTAGGCAAATAATGGCTGCATTGTCTCGTCCCTTTTCAGTCACAAGTTCGCCCGTAATGTTTAGCATATCGTCTATCCAGCCGCGCACGTTATTGACGCCGACCTGTCCTTCCAAGCGGTCGCGAGTTAGGGTGGCGAGGCGTGTCTTGGTGATCTGCCCGGCCTCAGCGACTATCTCTAAGATGGTTGTTTTGATATTATTCTCGCCGCGCATTCGTTCCTTGCCGCTAAACCATGCCGTTTCCAGGTCATGAGTCCCAGCGTGGTGGGTGTAGTTGAACACTGCCATAGCGGGCGGTACGTCAACGCCGCGTGTCTTGGTTGACTGGATACTAACGATACCCGTATCCGGATCGCGCATAACGTTAAGGGCCAGGTCGACCGCGGCCTCGATGCTGCTATGGCCTCGGAGTGCATCGCCAGACCGTCCGCCATTGGCCCCCCCCTTGCGCTGATGATGGACAATGACAAGCGCGCTTTTTGTTCGCTCGGCTATCAAGCGCAGATAGCCCATGACGTTCGCCATTTCCGCGCTATTCTCTTCCACGTCACCGGTGATGAGGCCCAAGTTATCAATGATGACAAGTCGCGCCCCGCAATTGCGGATCACGTCTATCAGGTAAAGCGTGCTATCCAGTTTGTTTGCATTCAGCGGTGGCATGGGCATCGAAACATAATAGAACGGCGCGTCGGGCGGCAAGTTGCGCGCCTTGCCCAACGCGGCAAAACGCTCGTGTGTTCGTCGCGAGCCGTTGTCTATGTCTATCCAAAGGGCGGGACATTGGAAGGTATTGATCCCCTTGTTGTTCGGTTGCGAGCCGGGTAGCCAGTCGCGGCCGCTAATGGTCGCCAGGCACATATCGGCCAATAACATACTCTTCATGCTGGCCGGCGGCCCGTAGACAATGTTGATTGTCTCGGTGCTAAAATATCTGTCTACAATCCATTGGGTCGGCTCTCGCTCTAGATAGGCGTCGTTGAGGGTGAATATCTGCCAGCCTTGCGGTTCGCCGTCGGGCGTTTCATCGTACATTATGCCCTCAGTAGCGCGGCGAGTTTTTCGTCGTGACTTATCCGCTGCGGCCGTTGGCCGTTGGCCTTGCCGTTTCCCGCCTGATACCCGTACTGCTTCGCCATATGGAAGAGCGTGCCAATACCGATGCCCTGGCCCTCCCCGTAGCCGCGATTGTCGAAGCTCCGCCACTTGCGGGCGACCTCGCCGGCGTACCCTGGCGACCACGCCTCAATCATGTCAATGCCGCGCTGGTCTGGGAATGCCGAGTGGACGGCCATTAAAACGGGCAGCCAGAACGTGTTGTAGTCGCCATGCGTCGGCAACGTTGCCAGCGCCTTGCGTACCGCCGCCTCATCCGTCGTTGCCCACTCAGGTGACACTTGCCGCAACGGGCGTGGCTCCGGTTCGATGTCCCCGCCAAACGTGACGAATAGCGCCAGTAGTTCTGCCGGCCGCTCTTCGATGTTGGCGCTGTACGCCCTGAGCCGGTTGCCCGTCACGGTGAAGTACCGCGCCTCATTGTACATCTCAAAGCCCGCCTGTTTGACGCTATGGGGGATGGTGCCCCGCGCCAGAATGTGAAGCCCCCGCCCCGATGGGCTGCGCTCCGTGTAGCTATCCAGGCACGATACCACCTGTGCGGCCGTGTCGCTTAGCTTGCCGTCGGCGTCGTAACAGTCATCGAGGTCAACGCCGATGACACCCGCCTCGATGGTAAAGACGTAGCCTATCCCGGCCCAGCTGTGGCGCTTGCGGGCCGCCCATGCTTCAGCGGCCGTCGCCCATGTCGCCGGGTCGGTTGACGACGCGGCCCGGCCGGTGTGCGGATTCATCGGCACCTTTTGGGCCGTGTACCCCACCCATTGCGGCAGGGCTTTCAAGTCTGCGATTGTTTGCATAAAGTCGCCTCTATTTTCACGTCTCTGGCGAGACGCTCCCCGGCGGATAGCGCTCTACTCTTGTTTGCCGTTTGTCTCTTCGATGTACTTATCCCATAGCAGGTACTCCAATTCAAAACTGATTGACCGCTTGTTACGGATGGCCCGCAAGCGCAACCAATCAAACAGACCACCATCAAACGACATCGGATTTTTGACCCGCCCCCGAGACGTGTGCCCCGATGCGGAGCGCGGCTTCAATACGCTTTCAACAGTCATAGATAACCTCCAATCGATGATGACCTCAGTATAATCATCGGGTAAAGTATTGTCAAGCGGATTGTGGAATATCAGATGGGGGCCATATTGGGAATATTGGTACTTGACAGATATAGCGAAGTGCTTTATACTGTGTGCATAGTTAGCGAACAGGAGAGCGAAATGAACGAGCAACAGATTGGCTATATACTGAACAACCTGACCCCCACCACCTTGGCGGCGATAGTGGCTGATTTGCAAAATGCGGGGCTGACCTACACGGTATTTTGTGAAGATGCACACCGGGCGCTTATCTCCAATGTCGGAGAAGAGGGCGCCGAAACCATGATTGACGCCGCTGGCGTTTACTAGCCCAGCCCTTACCCCATAGGAGACACGAACGATGAACGACCAGGTACGGCGATACAACGAACTGAAAGACGATTACTCTCCAATGGCGGCGGCTTTCAGGATGGACGGCGAGACGCCGGCCGATGAGCCGCAAGACACCGCGCCGTGGTGGACACCCGCGCCGGAGCCTGGCTCTCCCGCCTACTGGGCCGCTCGCATCGTCACCCGCCACCCGCACCTGGCGCGGCCTGTCGCTCAGGCGCTGGCGTTGGTCGAGGCCGGCCACGTCAGCGGCGACGACATTCACACCCAGGTCATCAACGCCGAGCGAAAGGTCATCTATCACCAGGGCTTCGAGCCGGCGCTTGGTCAGTGGGTGTGCAACTGCAAAGCCTATGAGTTTCGCGCTTACCGTACCACCGGCCGCTTTGTCGTCTGCAAGCACATTCTGGCGATCCGCATTGCCGAGCGCGCCGGCCTGCTTGAAAAGACCCAATTGGAGGATTCCCATGCCCGTTGAACCTATCACCCGCGCCCAGGTCGAGTCTGCGTTTGACCGCCTGCTCGCCCTCGTCGCCAAGAACTGCGACACGGCCACGGCCTGGACCGTCGCCTGCGTCAAGGCCGACATCCTCGACATCCTGACCGGCGACTGGCACGGCGACGAGCCGCCCCCGGTCAACGCCGCAGAGTGGCAGGTGGCGCTATGAACGACATCAACGACCAGCGCATCAGCGACTATCTGGACGACCTTGACCGGCTCGAGCGGCTTAACCGGATCACCCACTGGCCTGTAGACGACACCGGGTTCCCGATGTCGTACGACGAATGGAACGCTCTTCGCGTCCTGGCCGGGAAGCCGGCCGGAGATTTTGCCGAATATTTGAGTGCCTTGAATCAGCAGGAGAAATCATGACCAATGAAACCGCATTGACAACCGCCCCGGCCGCCGATATTGCCGAGCAGGTCGCCGTCGTTGGCGACTTGGCGCAACTGTCTCCGGCGCAGCGCATGGCCTACTACGGCCGCGTTTGTGAATCACTGGGTATCAACCCCTACACCCAGCCATTTCAGTACATCCGGCTCAACAACAAGCTTGTCCTCTATGCCACTCGGACCGCCGCCGACCAGCTGCGGAAACGAAACGCCGTCAGCCTGGACGCGCCGCGCATCGAATTCGCCGACGGCCTGTGCATTGTCACCGTCACCGGGACGGATGAAACCGGCCGGACAGACACCGAAATCGGCGCGGTGCCGTTGGGCAATCTACAAGGCGAGGCCCGCGCGAATGCCATCATGAAAGCCGTCACCAAAGCCAAGCGCCGCTTGACCCTCAGCATCTGCGGCCTGGGCTGGCTCGACGAAACCGAAGTCGAGAGCATCCGCGACGCCCGCCCGGTCAACGTGACCGCCGACGGCGAGATTGTGGATCCGCCGCCGGCAACGCTCATAGCCAGCAACGGCCGCGCAGTGGTCGCGGTGGTCGAGCCGCCCATGCCCGATGATGAGTTGGTCGTCAAAGAGGCCGCCCCCGGCGCGTTTTTCCAGACCGTCGCCAGCCTGCTCGACGACGATGAACCGGGCATCAAGGCCCGGATGAAGGCGCTTGGCTACAAGGCCATCCCCGGCGCATCGGCCGAACGGTTGGCGGCCTACCGCAAGCTGCGCGACAGCCGGGTCGAGACAGCGGCCGCGCAAGACGAACTCTTTGGAGAGGAGCCGGTCGCAACCGAAGGCCACTGGGAAGACCCGGCATAAGCAACTCGCCCACTGCCCCGCCCGTGACGGCGCACCCAACGCGCCGGAGCGCGACCGCCGCCGGACCGACGAAACTCTCCCCGGTAGACGACGGGGCAGTGGGGACAGGCAAGGTAAGGCAAGGCAAGGCAAGACAAGGCAAGACATGGACACCAACGACTACACAGAACTGCACAGCATGGTCAAGTGGGCCAGGGCAAACAACATCATTTTGCCCCAAGACCTGTACGACCTGTACGACATGGCCGAGCGCCTGATGGCGGGCGTTCGCACGATGGCACGCAACAAGACGATGAACCGCCCCGGCCTCGGCATTGGCGGGGCTTACGAAGCGGTCCACAAGTTAGCTCAGTACGTCGCGGCAAAGGAGGCGACACGATGACAACCTTGATCCGAGTGGGAAACACAATCATCAACCTGGACAACGTGACACACGTCGCCGGTGACTCGGTGCTGGTCGTGTATTTCAACGCCCAGAGCGACGTGTCCCCCGGATACGATGCACAGTCTTCGATAACATTTCGTGACGAAGAGGCCGCCATCCTGCGCGAGTACCTCATTGGGTGCGCCGTGGATGTTCGAACGTACATCGGCGCTAATTGCAGCAAGGGGGCATCATGACCCGGCGACGCTATCCGATTATTCCAGACCGCACGCCGCGGCCCATGTCGCCAACGGCTCGCCGCGTCCGGGCCGCGGCATTCGTCCCCGGCGCGCTGGCGTTCGGCATTGTAGCGATGACCTACGATGCGTTACCGATGGGCGTGATAGTCCTGATTATCCTGCTTGCGGCGGTGTGCGCGGCGGCGGGGTGGATGGTAGGGAGGTAGATGGGCCGATGAGTGCAACCGTCAAGCAACCCCGCGCCGATGCCCTGCGCGTTGCCCTGCGACTGGTCGAGGCTCTGCAACCGTACTGCCACCGCATCGAGCTGGCCGGCAGCCTGCGCCGCGAAACGCCACTGGTTGGCGACATCGAGGTCGTTGCCGTTCCATTGTCCCGGACCGACCTATTTGGCTATCCGGTCAAAGGCCCGACGCCATTGGAAGCGTTTCTGGTTGGGAAGGGAATTGAATTCACCAAAAACGGCGACCGCTACAAGCAATTCAAATACGGCCGCCACACGGTTGACCTGTTCCTGCCCACGGCCGCCACGTGGGGCAGCATCTTCGCCATCCGCACCGGCTCGTGGGAATTCTCCCGCTGGCTGGTCACGTCGCGGGTTAGGGGCGGCGCAGCGCCTGAGGGCGTCACGTTTCACGACGGCCGGCTCTATGCCTTCAGCCGTCGCCTGACCACTCCGGAAGAGACCGACGTGTTCGCTGCCCTGGGCCTGGCCTTCATCGAGCCGCGACTGCGTTTCGGCCCGGCCGACGACCCGGTCTGCGTTGAACCTGTTTGGAATTACGACGTCAACGAGGAGGCCGTCACGCCATGACCACCATCCTAACCCTTTGCCTCTTTGCCCCCACCGTATTCCTGCTCGGCCTGGGCATTGTCGCCGTCGCCGTGTGGGCATGGGAGCAAGTGCCCAGCGATGTCGCGGTGAATGAGGATGCGTTGTGAAGTACGGTGTCATTCTGGCCGATCCGCCGTGGAGCTACAATAACGCCGGAACGCGCGGCGCGGCTGCGCTTGTCTATCCCACCATGTCAGATGCCGATATTGCCGCGCTTCCCGTGGGCGACATGGCCGCGTCAGATTGCGTCCTCCTGCTCTGGGGTACGTGGCCCAAATTACTAGAGGGGTGTATGGCGGCCCTTGACGGTTGGGGCTTTGCTTACGTTACTGGATTTCCCTGGATAAAGGTCGAGGAGGTCAGCCGCGACCTATGGGGCGAATTGAAAATCAAAACACGCTACGGGTTGGGCTTTTGGGCACGCGGCACAAGCGAGCCGCTACTTATCGCCCGCCGTGGCGATCCCAAGCCGCCGCCGGATGGCTTTATCGGGCTGCTATCGCCCAACCTTGCCCACAGTCGTAAGCCGGAGAGCATTTATCACTATGCCGAGGCCATGCCGGGACCGTATCTAGAATTGTTTGCACGTCGCCCGCGTGCGGGCTGGGATTCGTGGGGCAACGAAATAACAAGCACGATTGTAATGCCTGACGGTGCGGAGGCCGCGCCATGATCACTCGCCGCGCCGTCACCACCGACACGGGCGCAATTCGTAACAGCGTCTTCGCCGGCGTCGTGGCAAGCGGCACGACTTACGGCACGCTGGCCGCGCCTGGCCCAGTAGCCGTCTGTATCGCCGTCGGTGGCAGCGCGGCCCTTGCCATGCTCTGCTGGCGCATCTGGGAGGGCGACCGCCGTGCTTACGAGACCCGCGAAAGAGCGGAGGAAGCGCCGCCCGTATCCGAGACCCGACCGGTGCGGCCGTTTGTGCCAACGACCAACGGCAACACAACGCGGATCGCCAATATCCGATTGCCGCTGCACGATTGGCAAGCGCTAATAGATGACGCGGCGGCCAATAACTGGACAATTAGCCGCGACCGAGGGCGGCGCTTTATGCCGCGTGAATACTACGCCGATTGGAGCAAAACCGTTTCCACGTTAGAGCGGGCGGGAATGGTCCAGCGACAGGGCAACCAGACGCGGCTAACCGAACACGGACTGGCGGCCATTGTTGCTATGGGCGTCTCCCTGCCCCAAACGCGCCTGGAGCATCGCCCGCTTCATAGAGCGGACGGGCGGCGAGCGGACGGGCGGGCGAGTAGGGGGGGGGAGCGATGACCTGGGACGATGTGCGCGCCTTCATAGCCGCCGACTTGACCCGGCAGACAGGCCGCGAAGTCAAGGCTGGTAGCATCTACATAGCGTCCGACTTCGTAGGCATCCGGCTGGCCTACCCTGTTATCATCGAGGGAGAGGTAGTGCCGGACGCCGACGATTGGCATTGGGACTGGTATGACTTTGAGAATGACATGAGGATGACCCCATGACACTAGACGATCTCTCCGACGGCAACGCCGCCGCCGACATGCTCGGTGTGTCAAGCGGCTCTAACGCCTGGCGCATTCTGCGCGACCGGTTGGACGAATACCGCCGCTCCACCGGCCGCGACGTGCAGATGGTCAAGGTCGGCGCAAAGATGGCCGCCGTGACTACCGACCTGACCGCCTTTGTCCAGTGGTATGACCAATGGCGCAAGGACGCCGCCGCCGACATGCAACGGCGTGCAACTGAAGGCAACCGCCGACGCGCCGCTGAACGCAAGGCGCACGCGCCGTACACCGTTCACCCGTATCACAGTAGCGACCGGCGCAAGCGTGACACGCCTGAGCAGATCGCACTTGCCAAGCGCAAGGCCAATCTACGAGCCGCTATCATCTGGCTTAAGGAAGAAATGGAATGAGGGGATTGCCAGATAGATTTGACAAAAAGTGGCGGGATATTTGCGAAGTCGCTCCGATTAGCGCCGCACACGCCCGCTACATGATCGGTTTACACTATCTTGGTAAATGGCCCGCGATTGTACGCTGTTCACTTGGTCTATACGTAGGCCCATTTGTAAACGGGTTGTGTATGTTTAGCGATGCTCCACATCAAACAAGCGTTCGCTATAACGGCGTGACGTGGGAACTGGCCCGGCTATGGGTCCACGATGATATACCGACCAATGCCGAATCATGGTTTATTGGCAAAGCGGTAAAATATGTGAAGATCCATTACCCTGAAGTTCGATATCTTGTTAGTTACGCCGATCCATCGGCCGGGCACATGGGGACGATTTACAAAGCGGCCAACTGGCAATCCGATGGCCGCACGGATGACGATAGAAAAACGCCTCGCTTTGATCTGGCCAGCGCAAACACGGGGAAGAAATACGGGCGGTCAATACACGTCCCCGCCGATGAGCCTACCGTGCGCGTGCGGCGCGTTTCTAAGTATAGATTTGTTTATCCAATTCGTTAATTACTACCATGACACCGAACACACCGATTCTAGACCCAGATGGCCATCCGGCCGTGGTCATCACCCGGCCCGTACCAGGGCGGGCGTTGCAGCTAGTTGTGATCCTATATGACACGGGTCGGGCGCGGCTTGTTGATCTTGCCGCGTGCCGACCCATTCACCCGGCCACCGTGCCGGAAGGGGAGATAGTAGCGTGACCGAACATCAGGCAGTTTACACCGTTGAGGCGTCCGAGCGGGCGCAATTGGCAAACATGCGGCGCGAGGCCCAAATGCTGACAGGCGACGCCCGCGCCTTGCTCGCGTTGGCTGAATCGCTGGTCGCGTCCGGCCGCGACTTGTGGGACTTCTGGACCGACCGCGAGCGCGGCGAACACTACGCGACGATGCGCGACCTGCGCTTGAGGATTGAGGCGTTGCTAGGATCGTAAGCCACCCCCGGCGGCCGTCTAACCGCCGATAGTGGAGCCGTGCTGATTTGGTACGGCTAATCCGGGCGCACTTACACGAGTGGTGTAACTTATCCCGCAAGCATGAGGCTACACCCAGACACGCCCGCCCATGTCGCCGTCAGCGCCCAGGCGACGGGCGGGCGGGTTGCTCATATTTGTCTTTGTCTATGTGTGGATATTGGTGTTCCTAACCCCTTGACATGTTATATAACATGGCGTATACTGTTGATAGTTAAGCGGAACGGAGAAACGAAATGAACACCCTAAAGACCCGACAGTATATCAATACGAAAATGGCAGAAACGGTCAATCTGGAACTGGGGACAAACATTGAAATAACGATGATTGGAACGGACACAGAAGTTGTCAGATTTGCAGTTACCGGCGAATTAAAGGATGTGAAACGGGCAAGCGAATACCTGGCCCAGACCCAAAACGGGACGATTGTCTACCGGGACGAAACCGAAGACCCTGAAGACCCCAATTGGTTTGTCTACTGGATCGAATTCTAGTGACCACCACCCCACGCAAGACCACAGGCGAGCGCCAACGGGCACGGCGTACCCGCCTTAACGAACTGGCCCGATCGCTCGGCTATGATAGCTGGAGCAAGCTGGAGACGGCGGCCCTGCAAGGAGATGTGTTTATGAACCACTACCGATTCGATTTCGTTGTGACCGACATGGGGCAAGAAATCCCCCTCAGTTTTGTGGTCCAGGCCGCGTCAACCGACGAAGCGGCTGCCCTGTGGGACGCCCTGCTGAGCGTGTTGCCGGCCGGCCGGGTCGGCGGCGGCTGGTACGAGGTGCAAGATGAGCCGCAAGAATAGTCTTCAGGAGTGCAAAACCAGCGGCGACTTCCTGCGCTATGCCGAGCGCCACGGCTGCGCTATCGAGCGGGGACGGCATACCTGCATTGTTCATAATGGTCACCGCGTGCCCGTCCCGACGCATGGCAACGGCGAACTGTGCAAAGGCACGCGGGCGGCCATTATCCGGGCGCTGTCGGCTATCGGGCTGGCCGTGGCGGTCATTGCCATGATTGCGGCGATGGGGTAGGGGCAACCAACGGCGACAGGATAGCCGACCGCACGGCCGCCCATTCCTCCATGATGACCGCCATCATCGGGATATTCGAGATGAATAACTCCGCAAGGAACCGGGTCGCAAAGACGTGCTCCTGCGTCTCGCCGTCGTCAAGCTCCAGGATGACCGAGCAGGGAAGGGTGTAATAATGATTCATGACGTTTATCCGGGCATATCCTTAACCGACACAATCGCGGCCGCGCAAGACGGCGACACGGTTATAATTCATCCGGGCGAGCATGTCGGGCCGCTGCACCTGAAGAGGTCTATCCGCGTCGAGGGGCGACCGGGGAATGTGGTTCGTGTGCCGCCCGACATGAGCGGGATTATTGTAGAGCCGTCCGCCACTGGGTCCACGATTGTTGGCGTATATGCGGTGCGCGAACCGTCCCCGGAGCGCCCTTCGGCTAACGCCCCCAACTGGAAGAGGATACTCAAAAGTTTGTAGCCTCGCGGCTTGCATGGTATCATGTTGAATACATGGGCGCTGATGGTTGCCCGAAGTGGCAAGACCGTAGTCCATCGTTCTGAAGGCCGGGAGCGCGTTCCCCGGCCTTCGCTGTTATACCCGCCTATCGATCCGTTACCGTTCATACCAGCTCCAACGCTGATAGCGAGTCGTAAACAGGTATGCCCCATGCGGCGGCTTGCGCCGTCTCTTTATCCGCCCCCGGTGAATAACCGGGCAGCCTCAGTATCGCGTCACATACACGCAACCATTCCAGGTCAAGGGCCATCCAGAATTCATAATCATGCGGCTTCATCATATGCCAGAAGTGATACAGATGCGGCACAAATGGCACGTGGCCTAATGCCGTTAAATGGTCGGCGGCGGCAATTGCGGAGGCGACGTTAACCGCCGGATCTCCTTGAGTGTACGGCCCGGATATGAACACGCGCATTAGATTATCTCCCACGCCGGCAACGTTTCGCGCACATTGTCTGGCCTTGCCCCTGGCGCGTGCATCTCGGTAATCGCCGACTTCCCCCATTCGCTGCCCCATGCGATCATACCGATGTCGCGGCCGAACCAGTAGCGTTCGCCGTTGGCGTGAACCTCTATCACGTCCGGTATCTGTATCCCGTTGAACACCGCTGAATCATATCGCTTGACGAACGTCGCCCGGTTGACCGCCGGGCCGCTGTTAGCCGCCGACGGCTGCCCCGTCCGCTTATCGTAAAATTGCACCCGATGACCTGGCCCGGTCCACGTCTCGCCCGGTCGCATCCACCGGGGCAACCAACGGGCAAAGTAACTGTCCGGCTCATACTGCACGTAGAACCGGTCGCCGCCGGGCGACGTGTCCAGGCCGCGATAGATGTGGTCGTCGTCGTAGGCGAATTGCTCCCACTGGCTGTTTTTGGTCAGGTAGAACACCCGTTCCTCTCGTTCGTCTCGTTGCACCTGAAAGCGCTCGCCCGTGTTGATTTCATAAAGCGGTCCGCGCCGGGCATAACGCGCCGCGCCCATCAGGTAGGGGAGCAGGTCGAGTCGGTCGCCTTGCCCGACGATGACCGGCCCGACAGGGACACCCGGCGAAAGCGGCTCAGCTGGGATAGGCGCGGGCGTGACCGGTTGCGCTTCTTCATCTGTGTTACCGAACGTCACCGACCAGTACGATTTCCACGGCGTGCCGAGCGCGTAGTAGTAACCGACGCCGATATGCTCCCATACGCCTAGCACCTGCGCCCGGTGGGTCAGGCTGCCCATCCACCAATTGAGCATCATAGCCGTGTCGCCATTCCAGCCCCAGCCGACGACTTCGCCCCATTGCGTCCAGATGTACCCGGCGTCCTTCGCTCGCTGGCCTCCGTCGCGGCCGTCGCTGCCGATGTGGACGAGACCCTCGTGCGCGGCCAGGTCGGCGGCGTGACCATCAGCCGCGCGTGTCAGGCGGCCGTCAACCGTCAGCGGTGGCAGCCCGTGCCCGCGCCGGGCCGCGTTAATCGCCGCCGTCATACCGGCTTTTTGTTGCCCTGTCGTCATGGTCAATCCCCTTGATTGTACGCGCATAGCGGCGCATGCTATAATACCTGCAATGAAAAGCCCAGGCGACGCGTTAACGTCCCTGGGCCAGACGACCGATTAGGACGGTCGCAGTCATAGTGTACACAACACTCCTGCGACTTGCCACTAAGGAGTATGCTATGACCGTAATCTTTGCCCCCTCTGGACTTCGGACCGCAAGCTATCGAAAACATTGGCCCGCCCTTGTAAACACCTATGGGCAGGCTTGCTATTATTGTGGCGAATTCGCCACATGCATTGATCACGTTATTCCCGCCTCGTATGGGGGTAGTAACGATTTTGATAATCTCGTCTTGTCTTGCGCGCTGTGCAACTTGCTTGCGTCCGATATAGTTTTTGATGATGTGGAGGAAAAGCGGCTTTACATCTTGAAACGTCGCGCCAAAGGGAACAGGCTTACACGAACCATTTGCACCGATTGTCTTATGCCGTATGAATACAGGGTTGGATCGCCATCCTTGTTTTTGTGTGCCGAGTGCTACGATCTGCAACTGGAATGCCCCACATATGCCATGCGTCCTGCATGGCATCGCTGGCTCAAAGAGCTTGAGGCTGCCGATATTCCTGTAGAGATTCATAGACAATTACGCGACATGCATTTTTCGTCTCGCGAGCGGAAACTCGTTGCGCTTACTCAGATGATTTTTGTCACAGGCGATTTTTAGTTTTTCACCTTTTCGTTGTTCGTTCGTGATTATTACGCGTCTCTCAGGCCATCCTAAGCAGATTTAGAGGCATTCTAGGCGCTGTTGTCAATTGGCGCGTAGCCGCTGATTCGCTTGGTGACGCCGTTCATCTGCGTTCGGATGACCGTCACATGGCGCATTCGCCCGGCAGCCAGAAGCGACCGGATACGCGCCCGCGCGACCTGGTCGCACACGCCCCAGACCGCCGCGATCTCGACGGCCGTGTTACCTTCCTCCGCTTCACTGGTACGCGCTTCGTCAAGCAGCGCGAGTAGTTCGTCTTCCGTCCACATTGTTAGGCTCTCTCCAGTAACCTTCGATGGGCCAATCGTGATACCGTTTGACCACCTCATAGCGGCCGTTGTCACAGATAACGTAAGCCCCGCCGATGGGCAGAATGCCGCCGCCCAGCCGGTGGCCGTAGGCCGTGGTCAATTGCCAGGACGGGTTGATGATCACCCGCGTCCTGAATGCGTCGTATGAATCCCCCGGCGCGTGAACGTGCCCATATATACGCAGGTGTGGCGGGTGCTTGTCGTTGCGATTCTCCCAATCGGCCATCGCCGCCAGCGTCATGGGGAAGTTCGCCCTTGTCCACGGCCGCCGACCGCCTCCGCCCGGCGGATGGTGTGACACGTCAAACCGGACGCCGCTAAACTCAGCGCGCAACCGCCACCACGAGTTAACCCGCACCTCGTTCGACTTGCCGGGATTCTTAAGCACCGACGGCACGGCGCCGAGGTCGTGGGCCGTCGCCTCATCGAGTGCAGAGCTTAGCCCGGTGTGGGCTTCCGTGCCCCGCGTGATGAAAAGCCTATCCCCCTCTCTCATCAAGCTTGTTGCCGGCTCCAGCGCCTGGGCGACCATGCGCTGAATATCGGCCGGGTTGCGCGTGACAAGTTGCCCCGTCGGATGGTGGTTATTGTCGCCCGTCTCGCCGTTGATGATGATGACCAGCCGCGCCCCATGCGCGTCTCGCCGTTCCTTGACCTCAGTCCAGAAGTCTAACCAATGTCGCCATATCCATCGCTGTTGACTGCTTGCCCGGTACGTGCCGCCGTCGTCAAGGTTGACAACCGGCGGCGATAGCGCGACGGTCGAGTTGATGTGCAAGTCCCCGACCAGCGCTACGACCGCTGGTTGGGTGGTCATCCAGGCCCGCCTTCCGTATCCGGCGCTTCTGGCGCAAAGTACCGGATACCGGCAAGCCGCCCCATTTTGTAGGCCGCGACGAGGATCAGCAGGATGTCCTCTTGCAGCACCTTCATTGTCACGTTTGTTGCTTCCAGGCTACGCACGGCCGCCAGCCATGACATATCAACTAGGCCCGGTATGTCTTCGGACTGAGGGCCAGGCGGTCGCGTGTAGAGTTCTACCAGTCGCCCGCCGCGCGCGAGCACAGACCTGACCGACGGGTCGTTACCCCCGTTCTTTCCCACGTTATCCCCCGTTATGAAAAGGGGCGGGTTATTCGCCCGCCCCGGTTGCCTACCGATTTTCGCTGAGAAGCGTTGTCTCTTTCAGGCTCGTTCTACTCTGCGTATACGTCTTTGCCACTTGCCCGATGACAATGGGCACGACCACGGCCGCAACCGCCAGAATCAGCCCGGCCCACAGGTCGGCTTCTTCCTGGCTGAGCAGTTGGTACGCCACAAATAGCGGCATGGCTGCCGCGAGCACGGTTACGACCGCGCTAAGCCAAAATTCTGTCGTCTTATATCCCGGTTCCATAATGATCTCCTTTCCGGCTATAGTGCCGGTTCTACTACCCAGGCTGTTTGTAATGTGCGCTCTATGGATGAATCGCCATAGGTCGCCGTAAACTGAACGTAGTACTCGCCGGCCGTGGCGACATCGGCCGCGCTGTACGTCCAGTCGAAGATGCCCGACTCAGCCGTGACCAGCGCCAGCGTGCCGGTGACAGCCGTCGTTGTGCCGGTTGCGATATTGCGGCGGCTTGCCGTGATCGTCGCCCCGGTCAGGTTGACCGCCGTCCCGTCGCTATCCGACCATGTAATGCGTTGCGGCGTGTGCGTCGCGCCTTGCACCACGTTAGCCAATGCCATAGCCGCCTCCGCTTAGTCTAGCGTTACGTCCAATTCGCCAATCGCAAAACTGGCCGTATCGCCGCTGCCCACCGTCTTGCTTGCCGATAGCGCGCCCCAGTAGAGCAGGTTGCCGGACGTGGACGCATCGAAAACGCCGAAGTGCGTCACCGTGCCCCATGAGCCGGTAGCCGTCGGAAAGGTAATCGCTGCATCATTGCTCATTGTCGTTCCGGACGCCGCACCAAACTTGGCACTTGCGTCCACCCGCGCATACGAGCCGCCGCTAACTTCTGTACCACCCCCGGCGTCAGTCGGCGCAGCCGTGTACAGTCCCACATACGGCGTCGGCGCGGTATAGCCGCCGTTGCCGCCGATGTGGTCAAGTAGCTCTTGTTGAAGAAAAGTCGTAAACCCTGCCATTGGAAGTACCTCCTAATCATTGAGGCGACGCAGATCGTCGCCCGCGGTCGCCACTGTTCCTGTAGCGCCGTACTTGTAAACATAGCCCAGGCCGTTACCCGGACCGCCAACATCCCCGCCCGCGTCCGGGCTGGAAGCGTAGCCGTGATTGTCGGGACTGCCGACGCCGCCGCGTGCCGCGTAGCTGACGACGAATCCCCAGAAGACATCGGACGCCAGAACGTACAACGCCGCCGTCGCGCCGGTCGTTGCCGTCGCCGTGCCGGATAGCCCTAACCCTAGCCCCAGCGCGCCGGATGCGCCGGTCGTTGCCGTCGCCGTGCCGGATAGCTCGACGATGGTCAAGGACACGTCAAGCGCGCCGGTCGCGTTTGATGTGGCGCTACTGCTACCCGATAGCGGCAGGGCCAGCGCCATAGCGCCGGCCGCGCTCGATGTGGCGCTACTGCTACCCGATAGCGGCAGGGCCAGCGCCATAGCGCCGGCCGCGCTCGATGTGGCGGCCGATGCGCCGCTTAACCCCACCGCCAGTACCGCCGCGCCGGTTGCGTTCGATGTGGCCGCCGATGTACCGCTCAGGGCGTAAGCCACCGCCAGCGCGCCGGTCGCGTTTGATGCGGCGGCCGATGTGCCGGAT